AAACCTCTGTAGTCTGAGAGATCAAGCTGATTTGGTTGTGATAATCTTGCACAACCAAGGTAACCATTGCCTCAGTACGGCGAGGCAGTCTCGCTTTCTTAGTCATTAGTCATACTCCCTTTCAATGCTCCACCTACGTTGCTCCACCTAAACATTGGCGGATAAATATTTATTACCTCCGGGCAGGTACAAGTGAAACTTTTCTTGTTCCGGGTACGCAGCCGGGTAGGCAGCCGGGTGAAAAATAAAAACAAAAAAAAGAGGAGGCTCACGCCTCCTCCTCCGTCAACTCACCATATGAATCACAAGTGATGCAATCAATCGCATCACCATCCTCGTTCCTGACATAGCCATTCCCATGACAGTCAGGGCATATCACTTTGTTATCCATGATGGATATTCTCCCTTCTATAAAAATATCCCAGCCAATAACAAGGCTAAGATAATTGCAGAAGCAAACCCATGTAACCAAACCTTGATGTCATGCTTCTCAATCATCACACCTTCTCCGTCACAATAAGAAGCGCACCAACGGCAATGGCAAAAGCCATCACCGTTAACATCAAATCAATATGAGAGAAGTTATCAGGTGCCACTACAGCAATCACACAACCAAGCATTGAACAGCTAATGCTTAGTATCAGAACCATGAAGGCAACCTTCCTCATGCCGCCACCTTTTTTCTTGGCCAGTGTCCAGTGAGTTGATATCTAAATCCACTGCCCAATGATGAGTTATAATCCTCATTGATTTGCTCAACCTTTTTATTCCACAACCACTGAGGAACAGTCCCTTTGACAGCATCCCACTGTGAACGTGGGAAGAACAGCCTCACCCTCTTGCTGTGAGAAAGAGAGGATGATTGATTGGACTCAATTCTCCAATCGAACCCAACTGATTTATCACTCGACCAATCAGGAACAGTGCCGACAAAAACAGGAGCATTAAACTTATCACTCCATGCCTTGCGTTCCGCTTGTTGTTCCGCAATCTCTTCCGCAGTGGCATCACCAATGCGTTCAAGATTTTTCAATGACAGGAACTGAACCTTGTCCTTGTTGGGAACCTTGGCGATAACACACTCACCAAACTGACCTGTCCAAAACTTAACAACCAAAACACGTTGTCCTTTGGTCGCTTTATTCTTCTGTTTATTTGACAGAACCTTTGCCGCAAACGGCGTAGTCAATTCATTGCTAATCATAGTCACCTCAATAAGTATTGGTTGGTTAATACTGACTGCCATCATCAGGCATCGCCCATCACGGCGACACGACCTCTCGGTTTCGGCTGAAAAAGAAGGGCCACTGGTGTTAGCCAGTGACCCCCAAGTCGATTGATATCTGATCACCCTTTGTTTGCGGTGACAGTGACCAGACTTTCCGCTGTCAACTCAGCGTTGAGGCTAGTCACCAGTACTAAACTGCAACCTCTATGATCTCACCAAACGCTTCGCCCATAAATGAAGGCGTTGCACTAGTGGTTGCCCACAACACAGGATAGTCAACGAGGTTGCAAACTTTATCGCCAACGTAAGCATGTCCATCGGTGAAGTAGATGAACGCATCCACTTCAAATCCCTCACGCTCAACGAGATAAAACGGCGGGTCGAAATTAGTACCGCCGCCAGAGATTTTACGAACCTTGATATCATCGTGCGATTCAAATAGATCGTATGCCTCGCCATCCTTGTTGCGTTGAATGCGAGTATCACAGTAGATAACGATAGTGCGCTCTGGCTTGATGCTTTCTCGTATCACATCAATCTCACCAGCAAACGCCTCTGCTTCCTTCTGCGAAACAGAAGTGCTGGTGTCGATTGCGAACACGAGATCGCCACCGCCAACACCTCGCTGACTAGGGAAGTAATCACCCCGTCCAAGGTGTCTGCGATTTGGCTTGGCGAAAGTTAACTCGCCAGCAAAAGCACGTTCCAAATAATCAGCAAGCGCCTCAACCCAATCAACAGGCTTGGTCTGCGCGGCATCAAGTATTCCCCCGTCAACATTAACTGAGCCAGAACCTGTTGCCTTCTCAGCAAGCGCCGCCGTTATGACTCGCTTGTTGAGTTCATCAAGTTCCTTCTCCATGTCATCAGGATTGAGTGCTTCGCCTTCATTATTGGTCATGTCCCAGACTTCGCCAGCTTGATCAAAGTCCTCTGGCTTGCCAGATGGATCAGTATCACCATCACCATTAGCATTGCCATCACCATCGCCATCGGCATCACCATCATCATCGCCAGCATCGTTGGCAACGCCATCGGCATCATCATCAGCATCATCGCTTGGTAATGAATCAACCAGCGCACCATCGCCAACCTTTGGATCACCACCCTCTGGCTCATCACCATCACTGCCTTCTGGCTGTTCCTTTTCCAACAGCTTATAGACTTGCTCTGCCGTCATGCCATCGTACTGCCAATCAAGTAACGCACCCTCTGGCAAAACCAGCCCAGCTTTTATCACGATAGGATTGATCACATAGTCACAAGCTATGTTCCACTGTTTAGGATCACGACCATTACGTCTTAGTGGATGGGCGAGAGTAACGTGCAACCCCTCATGTAAAATCACACCAAGCAATTCTTTATCAGGAGTGACGCGAACGAACTCGCGGTTCCAAAACATTGACTTGCCATCAACCGCCATCGTTTTAGTTTTAGTGGTCTCAACAAGTGGCATCCCGTAAACGATGCCTGCATAAGCAGGGGCCATAAGTCCAAGCCGTGATCTGCTTTTTACTAAGCGACCCAGTTCGGGATCGCGCATTGTCATATAGTCCATTAGTCACCTCATTTTATTATTTGTCAGTCAATGATGCTTTCGCATCCATGAACACCACCGCAATGATGCTCATGGATACGAGGGCAAAGCCCTCGCACCTTCACAAGTTATGCCGCAAACAGCTTGTCCATTTTCTTCGCGGTCTCGACATCCTTCGCGACCTTCGCGACCTTCTTCGCAACCTTCTTGCGTTGATCCGCATCATCACGCAGATCGCCAGCGTTATGATTGCCAATCGCCGCAGTCAAATCGTTAGCGGCGTCTGCAAGGACCGCATCGTTATCCCAGTTGATACTGCGAATGACGCCAACAAGATCACGAATTTTCTGCACCGTGCTATCACGAAATGGCGCAGAAGATTTGTCCTTCGGATCGTATGCCTTCAACGCATCCACAAGATGCCGTGCAGTCTCAATGATTGCGTCAGCGGTGTTCACTTTAATCCGCTGTTGAGCATTCTCAATTTGTTGACGTTGAGAATCTTCAACGGCCTTGATCTGAGTAGAACTGAGACCCGTATTGCTACGAACATCGTTCTCGTTGTCTGGGACAAAGGTCCACTCAACTGCAAGTTTGAAACCCTCTTCGGCAATTTGCTTACCAGCCTCAATCTTGTCTTCGGCAGTGTAATGTGGAGACAGCCCATAATCCGCAGGGTCAAACAGTTCTGCATTCTCCTGTTTGATTTTCTCGATAGCGTTAGGGATCGCCTTCGCCAGTTTTTCTTTTGCCTCAACCAACTGACTTTCAAACGCACCCAAGTCTCTCGTCACCTGTTCATTGAGTGCATTCGGGCAGATGTAAAATGTTCCTTGTGATGCACCCCCATCTCCATTGATTGACCACGGTGCGAGACCGCCAACAATCCGCTTCCCAGAAACAGGGCCAGCAGTCTTGCCCTTGAGATAATTTCCAGCACGACCAACAATCTGTCGTGCTTGCGCTATCGTTTCAGATGGAAGCACTCGCTTGGTTGCACTGACATGCTCTTCGCTGGTGCTGTAAAGATCAGCGAGACCCGTAGTCGCTACGGCATCCTTCTTAGTGCTGTTGATTTTCTTAGTAGCCAACCGCACTAACAAAGCACGATCTTTCAACGATGGGACTGCAATTTTATTCTTACTCATTAGTCACCTCATTTTATTATTATTTGTTAGTCAATGTTGATGCCTTCGCATCCATCAACACATCCGATTGAATGTGCTGGTGGATACGAGGGGCCTCGCCCCTCGCACCGTTAAAAGTTATGAGCGAATGTCAGCCCATTGTAGAGCAAAGTCCCGATACTCTTTTGTATCAGCAAGCTCTACTTGTCTGCGCTTGATCGCTTCGACAACGAACACCAGAATTTCTGGTGAAGTGAACTCGCCTTCGCCAATGCGGGACAAGTAAGTGATGATGTTTCCAAAGTTGGAAGCATTAGCCAAACGAATTAACAAACTTGCCGCCGCAAATTGATGACCAGTTTCTTGTGGGATCGTGGCGTTAGTCGGATCAGTCAACGCCTGCTCAACGTCAACCGATTGTGCGGCATGCTTCACTGCAATAAATGCAACAGCCGCTTCCTCACCCACAATCCCCTCAATGACAGGCCGCTCAATTTCTGTCGGTAAGCCAGCGTCCAAAACATGAGCCAGCCTTTCCCAAGTGCGTGGGGTTGGCGCAGTCGGATGCTCATGCTTCTGCGCTGGATCAAGCCTAAACAAGTATGGCTCACCACCTACGGTCATCATCTTATTGAATGATGTCACCAGTGGATTGAGACCCACCGTGTCAGCCCACTCAAGCCACGAGTCAAGATCAGGCATCATTGTGAAGTGTGTCCACCGTGTCCCTGTCTGCATTCCCATGCCATGCGAGTTAGCCCTGTCCTTCTGTCTGTTGCCAGACCCAACAATCAAAACCAAACCATGCTCACAGTTTGGATCACTTTGTTTGTGGCCAGCCAAAACAAACGAGCCAATCTTTCCCGTGTCAGTCAACTGCTGACAGGCGGTTTGTTTCTCGCGCCCACCTTGTGTGAACTCGTCCACATAAAGTATGCACCAAATTTTCTCGCCTGTGATCGGGTCACGTTGTGGCCAGAAGTCTCCAACCGCACGTTTCATTTGCTCATCAACAACGTGTGGCAGTCCAGATAAATCCAACAGATCAATGTTACCCAAGCGAACATCGTCCACCAGTTTAATCTGATGTGGTTCCAGTGATTCAATTTCTTCAATCAGTTTCGCCACAACTTCGGTATTGCGCTCGCCCATCTTCGCTTCGTACTGAAGTTTCTTGATAGCGACAGATTTGAACACACGCTTTGCGTGATGGTTCAGCACTGCTGTTTTCCCAATGCCATTCGGCCCGTGAATAAATACAGGGGCGAACGGTAAGGTCGCCTCAAGAATGTCAGGGACTTGCTTCGCTGTAATAGTTTCCATGTAGTCACCTCAAAAGTTTAGTGGTTAATATTTGTTATGGTGCTTCCGCACCCAAGAACACCAACACCGTTGATGCTCGTGGGTGCGCTCAGATTTCTCTGAACGCTCCACAATTTTATTGTTCGTATTGATGTACAAAGTGGTGGCACTCGTGCATCAGAACTTTTGTGAACACATCAAGATTGAATGTGTTGTTAAACCCGTCAACGATTGCCCGTTGTGCGTATGATATTGAACAATCTTTATCAGTAGCAACCAGCGCAGTGAATTGATTGATAACAAACGAGCGCAAACCTTTATTATTGTTGTTGTCAATGAAGTGTTTGCACTTGGCTCTAAAATGTTCTTGCACTTCACTGCCGTGAAATTGTCCCATCAATGTTTTTCTGTAGTCGTAACTGCCATCCAACCAAAGTCTAAACTCTCTGATGTACCAGTTAGCGCAGTCTCCTAAATCTTTCATTCTTCTGGAATATGGATAAGGACTTGGCGAACCAGCATCCAAGGCATCTTCAACTTCAGAATTGATAGCGTACATATCGCAAAGGATTTCATTTCGTATACTCATTTAGTCACCTCATAAGTTATGTTTGTTTGTGATGCTTCCGCATCCATGAACACCATTGTGTGATGCTCATGGATGCGCTCACTTAAAAACAAGTGAACGCACCGCCGCTTCTTTATTTGTATTGAAGACAGAATAAATCAGGAGACCCCGTTAAGCGGCTTGATCCCACGACCATGCAAACACACGTTTTCTTAAACGCCTTTTAAGTCGTAACTGACTCAGTGAATGCACACGAGTGAGATCGTTATCGGCCACTTCAACTACTGCATTAGCAGGGCGCTTGCGAGGGCCATGATCCCCCGTGGAGTTGTTACCGTCCCGCATCCCCCTACTCAGGGGAGCGTGGCGGGGGGCAGAAACCCAAAGCCCCTATGAACCAAAACAACAACAAAACAACAGGACAATTAATACCACAATCAGCCCCCATTGCAAACCACTAATGCCCATCCACCCGCACTAGGCGGGGGCGGCTGTATGCCTCATAATCCCTCCATGATTTTTGCTGGTGTCCATTGATTAAAACCCATCGCCCATCACGCCAGCGCGAATCATTAACGCTAGTCAGGACTCTAAATATTGACGGGTGAATGTTTGATAAATCGACAGGCGATTTGATGGGAGTTTCAACAAGCAGGACGGTGGTAACTTCAAAACTTTTCCCAGCAGTAGCGTGCAGCACGCAAAAACTTTTCCCCAGTAAAATTAAAACCCAGTCCCATGTAACCAGACCGACAACATCACGCACACTATTAACGCCACGCCAATCGCGTTAGCAGTTGTTGGCAGTGCAAACATTAGTAACAGGACAACAGGACAATGACTGACAACACTAACGATAAAGACAAGACCAACACGTTCACCGTTATCGATGGCGGTAAAGACAACACACCGCACACAACACACAACGCAACGCATGACAGTGAAGACAGTGACGACACATTGTCCGACAACAACAGCGACACCAGTGGCCATGATGCACACAACAAACAACGCACCACTGCAACAAACATTGAGCGTTCAACTGATAGCAAGAAACCCAAACGCAAGTTAACTGCAAAGCAAGAGAAGTTTGCACGACTGCTAGTAAAAGGTGAGTCACAGATAAGTGCGTACGAACAATGTTACGACACCAAGAACATGAGCAAGAATGCGTGCTATCGGGAAAGCAGTTTGTTAGCTAGTCACCCAATGATAACCCAAAGGTTAAATGAAGCTAATGCAGCAAAGGAACGTCTTGCGGTATCCTCAGCGCTCTCTCGACAACAGCACGTTTTGAATCGACTCATGATTGAAAGCACTGACGATGAGTCAAACGCAAGCGCACGCATTCGCGCATTGGAGTTACTTGGTCGCGTGGCCATAGATGGGCCAGCACTCTTCAGTGAACGACTCGAGGTAACGACAGAGTCAGAGTCCGCTGACGATGTTCGGAAAGAATTAGAGTCACGACTCACCGCACTCCTTGGCCAGCGCAAAAGCTCATAGCCTAGTCAAGGCATCGCCCCACCTCACGGCCGCAAAAAGACTCGACTGATTCGATTCTGCTTTCCAGAAAACCCACGGGGGGTAGGGCCATGAAGGAACCCTATCCCAGAGGCGGGGGAGAGATACCCCCCACCCCCCTTGCGTGACGCCGCCCCCTCCACCCCCCTACACACTATTCCACACAAACAATTATATTCGTTTAAGGAACCCTATTAGGTGGCCACTGCCCCACACTATTAAATAAAAAAGCCCCACTCACAATCGTCATTGCAAGCAGGGCAGCGGGACATGGAGGGAGGGAAGCTCATGTCCGTGAAACTAATTTAATCTTTATCATATTTCTAAGTATGAGTCTAGATTCAGTCTATATGAATCTAGATTCGTTTAGAATCTAATAAACATATAGTATAGATTCTATATGAATCTAGATTCTATGAATCTAGATTCTATGAATCTAGACTCTGCATCTTGAAAAAGTATTTTATATTTGTTAGTAGTATGTTCATAAATTAAGGGGGAAAAGTTTATGTTCACTAACGGCGCTTCGTACACACAGGATGAATTTCCTGTGATGCACTTAAAGCACATTCCAAGCCCTGACTTCTTTAGGCTCTTAGGAGAGCTTCAGGGGGGTCTTATGTACTTGGCCTCACCATACTCTAGCAAAGGTCTCGTAGAGACCCCTGTGCGCCGCCGTAGGCTGATTAAGACTATAGAATTCACCCATAGGTTACTGGACAGTGGATGCTGGGTCTTCAGCCCGATAGTGTATGGGGTGGGAATTGAGGCTAATGGGTTCAACCATGACAACGAATGGTGGATGCGTAGGGACTTTGAATTCTTCAAGCATTGCGATGCTCTGGGGGTGTACTGCCTAGAAGGATGGGAGGATAGCCCCGGCGTGAATAAGGAAATAGACTGGGCGCTGACAATGAACAAGAAGGTGCTGATGCTGGATGAAGAGGGTGAGACAAAGCAATAGGGCTGTAATCCCTGTAGAGGACTGTGGGCATTGTGGAAAAAGGCTGGCCGATGACTACTGGGTGGTTAATGGGGAAGGGGTCACCCTTCATGTCCTGTGTTTTAGTAAGTATCGTGAGGAGAAACAGAAGCTCAAGGATATGGTGGAGGACTTCCTAGATGACACCTAATCAGAAAAAGGCTCTGGACTACATCAAGCAGTATTGGGTAGAACATGGGTACTCCCCAAGCTACAGGGAGATAGATAGCGTTACCCACGGTGGGCTTGGTAATACCCACAAGATTGTCAATGACTTATACCAGAAGGGGTTTATTCATATTGACAGACGCAAGCAAAGGGCTATCTATCCAATGTCTGTATGGTATGAGCTAAGAGGACAGATCGATGGCGGAAACAAGGCGCAGGGGCAAGCCGAGGCCGAGGAACCACAGGAAAAAACTGGGGCCTAAATCTGCTTGGGCAGGCATGAAGAAGAAGAAACGAGGGCAGGGCTGATGGGTGATCAGGTTGCCTTTGTAACGGTTGGTGGTATCAAGTATCCACGGATCAGCGTCTACTGGAAGGATATCATAGGCGATGCTTCTTCAGTTGATGTCAGGGTATCCAAGCAACTTATGTGTCCTGTGATCTGCACCGAAGGCTACCTGTTTGATTGTTTCACCGAAAGTGGGGAGAAGTATGTCCGTACCTTTGCCACTTGGTCTTATTATGAGCCTGAAGACGAGGCCAGCTTTGGAGACCGTAACTGTTTCCCTGTGTCTGTCCTGACTAGGGAAAGCAAACGTGATCTGAAAATAGCTGTCGCTTGGATGGAAGCTAACGAGGAAGAGAGAAAAGATTGAGGCGAGACTTCGACTTTTATCCCACCCCAATAAGTATTGTTCGGTTAATGGTTGATAAGTACGTCAAGCGTACCCCAACCGTGTATTATTCCACGCCCGTATGGGAGCCTTGTGCTGGGGATGGCAGGATAGCGGAAGCCCTGAAGGATGCCGGGGTATGCGATGTGCTGGAAACGGATATACAGAGGGGGCAGGATTTCTTTGACTATGACCATGCTCCTCTGGAGTATCTTGTTACCAACCCTCCCTTCAAGGGGATAAGGCAATTTATAGATCATGCCTTTGCCATAGGGGTTAAGCGTATGGCTCTGGTCTGCCCGGAAAGACTATGGGCCTGCAAGAAAGGCCGTGAACAATTCCAGAGGCACAGGCCGAATATATTTGCCAATATGGACTGGAGGGAAGACTACCTTGGTAAAGGAGGAAGCCCGGACAGGGCCTTGGCTGTTGCTATATGGTGGCAGCCTTGTGCCGATACCTGCCATTTTGATGTCTGGTCTAGGGATGAGATCACTTCCCGTTCATCCTCTCCCGAAGATTGTTAACATAGTCCCATAAGGCAGAAACATTTTTCTGGGCAGCGTCTAGGTCAGCACGCAGTTTCACCACCTCTACATAGGTATCGCGCTTTTCTAGGTAGGCAGTAAGGGAGTCCACATCTTTTCTTAACGATGTTACGTTTTCTCTTAGCCGTACAGCCATTACGACAAAAAGAAATATGACTACTAACTGGTCCCAGTATTCTGTAATTATGTTAAGATTCATAATGGCCATATAGAATAAAAGTTGAACAGATAATGTTGACGCTACTTTGTCAATGGGCTAGTGTGCTATCGTCTTAGAGTCCTAGCGACTTGGCGGTGGCGCTCTAAGGTCGGTTCCGGGGATACCGTTACCCGTGCAAATTTCCCCCTTTAATTAGGAGAAGAGGACGCGATAGCGTCCTTTTCTTTTGGAGCTATGGTAGATCAGCAACTACAGACCTACTTAGATAAGATCGACCTCCTTCCCTTTGAGGAGCAGAAGTCCATTTTGACTCTGCTCAACAAGCTGGATGGTTTACAAGAACGTGAACAGATATCACAACGGTTTCTTAGATTCGTCAAGAAGGTATGGCCAGCTTTTATTGAAGGTAATCATCATTCGATTATGGCCGATGCTTTTGAGCGGGTTGTTAGTGGGAAACTCAAGCGTTTAATAGTTAATATGCCACCCAGACATACCAAGTCTGAGTTTGCAAGTTACCTGTTGCCTGCTTGGTTTCTTGGCCGATACCCTGAAAAGAAGGTGATACAGACTGCACATACAGCAGAGCTTGCTGTAGGATTCGGTAGAAAAGTCAGGAACTTAGTAGGAGATAATGATTTTCAGACAGCCTTCCCCGGAGTTAAGTTACGACAGGACTCCAAGGCTGCTGGAAGATGGAACACTAACTCCGAGGGCGAATACTTCGCTATCGGTGTTGGAGGAGCAGTGACGGGGAAGGGCGCAGACCTTCTGATAATAGATGATCCACATAGTGAACAAGAGGCCCGTTCGCCAGACCCCTCTGTCTTCGATCCTGTTTATGAATGGTACACTTCGGGGCCACGACAAAGACTGCAACCCGGAGGAGCCATAGTTATTGTGATGACACGCTGGCATCAGCGTGACCTTGCAGGACAGATTTTGAAATCTTCTCAGCAGAGGCAGGGAAGTGATGAGTGGGAAGTGATACAGCTTCCTGCAATACTGCCTTCAGGTAAATCCTTGTGGCCTGAATACTGGCCGAGGGAGGAACTGGAAAAATTAAAAGCGGAGCTTCCCGCTGGTAAGTGGTCTGCACAGTATCAGCAAGACCCAACTGCGGAAGAGCAGGCTTTAATTAAACGAGACTGGTGGAGGAAGTGGGAGGAAGACAACCCGCCTCCGTGTGAATTTATTATACAGTCTTGGGATACAGCGTTCCTTAAAACGCAAAGGGCGGATTATTCCGCCTGTACTACATGGGGTGTCTTCTTTCGTGAGGATGCTTCAGGTAAGGAAGCAGCTAATATAGTTTTGTTGGATGCCTTCAAGGACAGGATGGAGTTTCCTGAACTGAAGGCGGTAGCACAAAAGTCTTATAATAAGTGGGAGCCTGATGCCTGCATCGTAGAGGCAAAGGCTGCTGGAGCGCCACTTATATTTGAACTTCGTCAAATGGGCATACCTGTTGGCGAGTTTACCCCGTCCAGAGGAAACGACAAGATAGCAAGGGTGAATGCGGTCAGTGACCTTTTTGCCTCTGGTATTGTGTGGGTTCCGAATACAAGCTGGGCAGAAGAAGTTATCGAAGAGTTCGCGGCATTCCCTGTTGGGGAGCATGATGATCTTGTCGATAGCAGCACGCAGGCTCTTCTAAGGTTCAGGCAGGGCGGTTTCGTCCGTGTTCCTACTGATGAAGAGGAGGAGGAGTTTCAGGTTAAGCGTGCTGAGTATTATTAGTGGAGGTGACTATGGGCTTTACCCCCGGCGCTTCGTTTACAGACGAAGAGTTATTCGCCACCTTAGAAGCGTATGAGGCTCATGGCAGTCAGAGATTGGCGGCAGAGGCTCTTGGCGTTTCTAGGTCTTCTATAAAAAGAAGGCTGGTGGCAGCGCAGATTAGGTTTCACAATAAGACACGCAAAGAGTTTTATATCGATAAAGAAAAGTTGCTTGATGAGGTAGCTGACCTTGATGAAATTCTTTCCAGACGCAGGAAGGAATTCATAAGGAAGGAAGCGTCTGAAAAGTCTAGGGAACTTATAAGTTGTAAGGTAAAGATAGACGGCCCTATAGGAATTTTACACATGGGTGACCCCCATCTGGATGACCCCGGAACAGCGATTGATGCGGTAGAACACCATGTGGACTTGGCTGCTAAGACGGAAGGTTTGTTTGGGGCAACGGTTGGAGACCTAGCCAACCACTGGGTCGGTAGGCTTAGTCGCCTTCACGCTCACCAGAATACAACGGAAGCGGAAACGTGGAAGCTGGTTGAGTGGCTGGTAACAAGTATTGACTGGTTATATATTATTGGCGGCAACCATGATTTGTGGGTAGGTGACGGAGACCCGGTGGAATGGATGGTTCGTGGTCAGGCAGGTGTCTATCAGGCTCATGGGGCCAGAATGCGTTTAGAGTTTCCTAATGGTAAGACGGTCAGGATAAATGCGAGGCACGATTGGACAGGTCATTCCCAGTGGAATCCTACTCACGGGCCAGCCAAGGCTGCACAAATGGGGGTTGATGATCATATAGTCATTAGCGGTCACAGGCATATTAGCGGTTATCAGTTAGTGCGCCAGCCTAATTCTGGTTTAATAAGCCATGCAATTAGGGTGGCAAGCTATAAAATATATGATAACTATGCTAAACAATTAGGACTTAGGAACCAGAGCGTGTCTCCTTCTGTAGTTACAGTTATTAATCCTGAACGTGAGGATGATGACCCCGGACTGATTACCGTGTTTCACGATATAGAGACAGCCGTTGATTTTCTGAAGTTTCTCAGAAAGAAAGTTTAGAGAGGGCTATTTATGGCCATAGAAAAATCCATAGCGCAAGCTCCTAGTCGTAGGGATAAGCCTACAGAACTAGACCAGTTAGACTCTGATGATAAAGGTTCTGCTGTTGAAATAGCTGTGGTCAACCCTGAAGTTGTTTCGATGCAAACGGAAGAAGGCGGGGTGATCATAGAGTTCAACCCCGGCGGTGAAGAGGTTGGTGAAGACGAGCATGGCGCTAATCTTGCGGAATTATGTGACGATGATGTTTTGCAGAAGCTGGCATCTACACTTATTGGGGATTATGAATCAGACAAAAGTTCCCGTTCTGACTGGGAGAGAACCTATGTTGATGGCCTCGACTTATTAGGATTGAAGCCAGAGGACAGGACTACACCTTGGCCGGGGGCGTGTGGTGTTCACCATCCAATCCTGACAGAGGCGGTAGTCCGTTTTCAATCTCAGGCGATTACGGAGATATTCCCTGCTGGTGGCCCTGTCAGGACGAAAATACTTGGGCAGCTAACTGACCAGAAAGAAAAGCAGGCTGTTCGCATTCAGGATTATATGAACTATCTTCTGACTGAGAAGATGACAGAGTACAGGCCAGAAGCCGAGCAGTTATTATTCAGTCTGCCATTGGCAGGGTCTGCCTTTAAGAAGGTTTATTATGACCCTAATATGGACAGGGCTTGCGCTCATTTCGTCCCTGCGGAAGACTTTGTTGTAAGCTATGGTGCTTCAGACCTTATGTCTGCGGAGCGTTATACTCATGTGATGCGTAAATCAAAGAATGATATAAGAAAACTGCAAGTGGCAGGTTTATATCGTGACATTGACTTAGGTTCTTCGGCTCATATGAGTAATGATATACAGGAGAAGTATGATGATCTTGAGGGGGATAGCCCTTCATATGACAGTGATAGCCGTCATCTTCTTCTTGAGATGCACGTTGATATGGATTTGGAAGGCTTTGAAGACACGGATGATAACGGAGAGCCTACAGAAATAGCTTTGCCTTATGTGGTGACGATAGCCAGAGGTTCAAACCAGATACTGGCGATACGCCGTAATTGGTATGAAGACGATCCACTTCGTATGAAGCGTCTTCATTTTGTTCATTATCAATATATGCCGGGGTTAGGATTCTATGG